GGTTACGTTATCGAGTGGGGCGGAAATTATGGGTCAATTTCGGATGGAGGACATATTTCATACAAACCTAATAGCGCATAAAATCATGGCATTGGCAAGAATTACATAACCATTTAATGTTGGAGGAATGTTACGAGATAGGCATTGGTGGATGGCAACAGTCGATGGTGGAGTTTGGGATTATAATACAATAAAAGCGTTAAAGAAAAGTTTGGAATCAGAAGGGCATGAGTGGGTAGTATATCGTATGCATAGGAAAGGTGGCATGTCGATTGTAGAAAAGAGTAAACCAAATAAACCTTGACAATGTAACGGATAAGCGTTACTTTAAGACATGTCTAAATTACTTAAATGCCCCGTCTGCGGTTTTAAAAAATGGGTTAGAAAAGATGCTGAGGTTTGCAGTTCTAACTGTAGACAAAGAAAACTCAGAAAAAAACTAAAAGAGTTAAACGAATTGAAATCAAAGGAAGTCTAACATGAAAGCAAAAATCTTAAAATTCTTGGAACTCAACAAATGGTTTTATCATGCATCGCAAATTTATATTTTAGGAGAATTGTTGCGTAATACAACAATTCGGGTTCACGGAACTGGAGAATGGAATAAGCAATACTTTGGTTTCTTGGTACGCTACCCAAAAGCGTGGTGCAAATTCATGTGGTATAGCATAAATGATTGAAGAAATTGAAGATTAAGGATTGCTAGAATTTTAGCGCTAACCACCCACCAAGCCCGTACTATTAGATTAGACGGGCTTTTGAGGTGAAAGCGTTGTTTGACTGATTATCTTTATTCTTAACATTCCAGCGAGTGTTTTGGTCTTTCAAGCAACGCTTTCAAACAAAAGTATTTATATATAGTGATATTAGGCTAGGTAACGAGTTCCAGCCAAGTGATCGGTGGCCTAATTTTACTTTATATGAGTATTTAAGATTAAGTGTTTATATATAGCGGTGTTAATTAAAGAGGTGTAATGATGATTGCTGTTGGGGAATATATAAATGAGCTTGATGCTAAAATGGCACAGACAGAAAAACATATAGAGCTATGTATTCATGATTTAAAGTCAAAAAAACATGATAATGATTTATTAAAAAGAATAAAAGACAACCTGAATAATTCTCTCAAGCGAAAGAAGATCTTACACGATGAGATTGTAGGAATGATTGATTATGAGGACGTACACGGGAGAGATATAAAGGTCGATAGTTTTGGTTTTGAAAGATTTATACCGACGCATATGAAAGGTGTTGGGTGTTATGTGGATAATACGGCTCCAAGTTTAGCGCAGCAATACGGTTTAGACGACAAAGATTTTGTGTTTTGGTAAAAGTATTTATATGTGGTGAGGTTAAAACAACATTGTCAGTTAGGTTGGTTGTAATACCAAATACAGCTAGAAGCAATAGATGTCACTTGATGCTAGTTGTCCTGAATCTTACTTGTGGGTTAAAGAACGAGGCGCTCACAGTGAACCCACTAGCCTCACCAACATATAAATATTTAAACAACAAGAGGAAAATCAAAATGCTTAGAATATTATCAATTTTTACTACACTAATCATGCTTCAAGGATGCGCTACAGCTGTAACTTTGGGATTAGCTGGCGCGGATTTGCTGCAATTAAAATTAGCATCACAGGCAACAGTTTTAACAATTAAGGAAAAATCAAAATTCTTTGCTGAAAAAGACAGACTCTTGTTAGAAAAAGAGTATGAGAACGCAAAACTGTTGAAAACTAGAATTAAGAACATAATCGGAAATCATAGCGGTGGCGATGCAATACTCGCTATGCTAACTAGTCCTGAATTACCTTTAATTAAAGATGAAATTGTACGGCTGCATAGAGTAATATCATCAGTAGTAATCAAGAACAAGCACTTGTTTAGCTATTCTGAGCGTATTTTGTTAGAAGACCAATGGAACAGGTTAAATAGATTAGGAAAGGCGTATGATAGCGTAATTAGCACGAATGTTGGAAATTCAAAACTAAATGTAAAAGAGATAGCAAATCTTGCCGTGATGATTTATCGGATTTTAGAGAAATGAGGAGTAAAAATCATGTTATATGAAACTAGAGATTTAACCAAAAAAAGAATCCTATTTGCACCTGAATCATTTAAAATTGCAACAATTGGGCAATTGAGATCAGTGTGTAACGGATGTGGAGCTGCAAACGCCAAGTTTGATTTTATTCCAGATACGATATATTTCACCTATGTCGGATACGCTTGCAATATTCATGATTGGATGTATTACATTGGTAAAACAATTAACGACAAAGATGAAGCGGATAGGGTGTTTTTGAATAATCTTTGCAGGCTTATTAAAAGAGATAATTCGTGGTGGAAACCAAAGTTTCTAATGAGAAGAAGAGCTAAAAAGTACTATTTAGCTGTCAAATATTTTGGCGGTGATGCATTCTGGGATAATAATGAATAAAAATCCTAAAAATGACGATTATGAATTAATATGAAAATAGCAATCTAAATAAAATTAAGTGTTTGCATGGAGTATGCTAGATTAAGTTCGGAAAGTATCAATTCCGACAGTCTCTAATAGTTTCTAGACTGTTGGTATTTTCAGCCGCAACCAGTGCGGCCATTGATATATGGATTGGATAGCATTACTTCATGTAAACACTTAATTTTATTACTTAAATGTGAGATATGTGAAATGGGATATAATATGAATGTAAGCTTTACTTTCGGGGTAGCCCTGATAGAGTTAAGGAATGGTAACAAAATCGCTAGAATCGGCTGGAATGGTAAGGAAATGTTTATTTTTGACATCCCTAGAGGCAGCTGGAATTTTGAAACAGATGTAAGTGATGTTGATGGACTCACAGCCTTATCGTTTATCTGCATGAAGACAGCAGACTATAAATTAGTGCCTTGGTCTCCATCACAAATTGACTTGATTAGTAATGATTGGGTGATAGTTTAATTAAACTTTACAGTAGGGTTATGGCATCAACCAAGACACCATAATCATACTATAAAACTCAACACCCAAAAAAAACAACAGACGCAAAAGACATGATAAGTAACACAGCGAGACGTACATTTATCATTCCAGCCGAAGTCCAGCGGTCATTCTCTTGCATCATGTTGTATCTAGTCTGATGATCATTTAAAAGCTTTTCTATTTCTTCATGTTTGTTTTTCATCTTTTAGCCCCTGTGGTAATTGTACAATTCTATTGCCTTTGTTGGTTATAATCCATTTGCCGTTTTCAAGTTTAAGAATATCTGGATTAATACCTATGGTGTTAGATAAGCTATGGTATTCAATACCAAGCTGTTTAGCGGCTTCTTTCCTGCTTGGGTAAAGGTCTACGAAATCCTTTAGGCTCATTGATGTTTTTGTAATTGTTGATTTTGTCATTTTCTATCCCAACTCAATGTTTAAATACTAGTTCAATAATAACTATAAGCAAAATGCCTAAAGCTATGCCATAGATCGCAATTTTTGTTAAGCTCATACATTCACCTTTGCTGTTTTCTTTAAGTTCCTGATAATCTAGTGGTTGTTTCATTTTATTGCCCTCTTTGTTTTCAAGCAGCATCAACAGCATCAGTAGCAGCATCATAAGCAGCAGCAGCATCAGCAGCAGCAACATAATGAGCATAAGCATAAGCAGTATCAGTATAAGCAGCAGCATAATCAGCAGCATCAGCACGTTCTTTTATGTTTTGTAGTTCAGTCATTTTCTTATCCTCGGTTGGTTTATTTGGTGTTTCCTAACTTCTGAATCTATTCTAAACGATTGCATTAATTAATGCAATCGTTATATTGGAATAAATGAAATTATTCTGGGGATGTGGTAAGATGTTGCTTTAATCGTGATGAAAGGTAAGAATTATGTTTGTCCAAAATATAGCTGGAGACCCACCAAAAGACCCACCAAAAGATCCACCAAAAGATCCACCAAAAGAAGAGAACTAGATAAGAATGAATGTAGCTATTTTGATATTTTTCATTGGTATTTTCATCGTGTCTGAGCGTAATCGTATACTTTCGGCCATTTTGATATTGTCATATGCAATATATTTTATAGCCATAGACCGTTTAGGGGTCGTGCGTGATTACTACGTACTAACGGCGACCCTTGATTTTCTGGTAAGCATGTGTTGTGTGTGGCTGTATATCAAAACAGGATACGTTAATGCTAGATACATAGCTTACTGTTCATTCGCTTTAGCCGCTATACATGCCGGAGGTTGGTTTGTGAACGGCGTTGGTGGTACTAAGTTATATGAAATCGTAAGTACGTCACTAGTTATTTTTGAACAAATTTTAATGATAAAAAGGTTCCCAGATGGAAAAACTATTATCGGCGATAGCAGAGGTTTGGGAGATTTTATGGTTCATTTCGATGGGCTTACTAATCATAAGAGGGATTTACTTAATGAAGCTAAAAACTATCGAGCTGCGGCGTGACAGACTTAGTAAAACATTTGAGTCAAATACCAAAAACAAATAGTGGCACGTCTGCGGCGCTCTTGGGAACGCACTTTTCACAGTTCTATATAGACTACGGCTCAATGCTGATAGATGTCACTACGGGTATATTGGGCATAATTGTGCTTATATATGCAATGAGATTTAACAGTACGGGAACACAGAAAAACAAAGCAGACATTAAACTAGCATTAGCTCAAACTCTTCTTATAGAAAGTCAGATTGAGAAAAACACAACCCGAAAAACAGAAGACGAAGAAAAATGACTCATGGGGTAATAATACCCTTCTCACACGAACATAAAATAGGATGAAAATCAAATGGTAGAGCAAAAAAGTTGGGATGAATTCAGAGATAGTAAACTTCTTTGGGTGGTCAATAGAACTCTTCACTTATTCGGATGGGCGATTGTAGTAAACATGGAAGATAACAAAGTGGTTTCAGCATATCCAGCTAGAGTTAAATTTAGAGGGTTTGATGAAAAATCGGAAACTGAGGGTTTTATTGGCTTTTCTAAATACTTAGAAAAGAACATAACTGAAATCAGAACAGAATCTGAGCAATAACGTTGTGAGTCAAGCTAATCCAACAAAACGAGAGATTGATAAATATGTAAGCCATTATCTGTTATACGGTTGTCAATCATCCGCGTGGAGGAAGACATTCCCGAAGTCAAAAGCCAAGCCTGTAGTCGTCTGGGAGAAGGCTTCTAAGTTCCAAAAACTAAATAAGGTTCAGCTAAGGATCCAAGAACTCGCAAAGACGGTAAGAGAAATCGCTGAGAAAGAGTTCAAAATTGATGCCCGATGGGTACTTGACCAGTCTGTAAAGGTCTACAATAGGTGTATGCAAGAAGAGGCAATATTAGTCAAGGGAAAGCCCACAGGTGAGTTTAAATTTGAAGCGGCTGGAGCCAATAAAGCTGTCGAGTTAATTGGTAAGAACATCTCAGTTAACGCCTTCTCTGAAGCCCTCAAGGTTCCCGAAGAAATCACGGAACGTTCTTTCAATGACTTCTATACTAGTGAAAAATAAATGGATGTCGCTGCCATCAAGGAAAAGGCAACACTTAATCCAGCCTTAAAACAATTCTGGCAAACAAAAGCAGACACTAAGGTTTTAAAAGGTGGTCGCGCTTCTACTAAGACATGGGACACTGCTGGATTTGCCATATTCCTTGCCTCAAGATACACAGTTAAATTCTTGTGTATGCGCCAATTCCAAAACAAAATCAAAGAGTCGGTTTATGCCATCTTAAAAATACAGATCGAAAGGTTTGGGTTATCAGATGCATTTGAAGTTCTTGCAACTGAAATTAAACATAGGGCTACTGGTTCATCATTTCATTTTTACGGCATCCATAGAGACATAGCGGAGATCAAAGGCTTTGAGGGCGCTGATATTGGCTGGATTGAAGAGGGTGAAGGATTAACGAAAGAGCAATGGTCAATAATAGAGCCTACATTGAGGAAAGAAGGCGCTGAATGTTGGATCCTGTATAATCCGAGGTTAGTTTCAGACTTTGCTGAAACCTTCAAACACGATTTAGATAATGGTGTTTTAGTTCGACATATCAATTATGATGAAAATCCTTTCTTATCAAACACCATGCTGAGGAAAATACACCGATTAAAAGAACTTGATTATGATGAATATGAGCATATTTACTTAGGTCTGGCAAAAAAAGATGATGATGATGTGGTTATTAAACGATCTCATATCGAGGCCGCTATTGATGCTCACATTAAGTTAGATATAGAGATTAAAGGTGATAGCCAGATTGGTTATGATGTTGCTGATGGCGGAAAAGATTTAAACTCACAAATAAGAAGGAAGGGTATTGTTGCTGTGTGGGGAGAACATTGGAAAGCTAAAGATGATGAATTACTTGTTAGTTGCGAACGTGTATACCATCAAGCATTCGTAAACAAAGCCAAAATCAGGTATGATTCTATAGGAGTTGGAGCCAGTTGTGGAGCCAAATTCAAGGAAATAAACGAGGAAAGGGCTGAACAAGATCCACGACATGTAAATGTTCGTTATGGCAAATATGTCGCAGGTGGGAAAGTAATTAACCCTGATGATTATTATATTGAACCTGATCCAAGCAGCGAAGCTTCAGAGGACGGTGTCAAAAACAATGATTTTTTCGAGAACTTGAAAGCACAGGACTGGTGGAAAATAGCCGATAGATTTAGAAACACTTATAATGCCGTTGTCAAAGGTTATGAATTTAAGGAGCATGAATTAATAAGTATCAGCTCTGATATGGCAAACATAGCAAACTTGATAACCGAACTCTCAACACCTAGACGTAAATTCAGCAAAACTGGGAAAGTCATGGTAGAATCAAAAGACGATTTAAAAAAACGCGAAGTTCAATCCCCCAATGATGCTGACGCGTTTATTGCAGCCTTTGCAGAAGAACAAACTCAGGAAGTTGCTGGCGGATTTGATTGGTAAATAAATATGTGGAAAAATCCATTTAAGAAGAAAGATCAGGAAGTGCTTGTTTACAACAAAGAAATGCAACAAGCTGATAGCTACTTTGGGTCTATTATAAACGCAATAAGAACGATTAGCCGAAGATTCAATGGAGGATTGTTTGGCGTTTCTCCGGACGGAAAAAGAGATTTTAACGTACTGTTTGGATATGGCACTCATTTAAGTTATGCGGATTATCTTGGCATGTACAAACGCGGCGGCATTGCTGGCGTAGTCGTTGGCAAGGTTGCCAAATCTTGTTGGCGAGATATGCCTAAAATCAAGGTAAATGATGAGGAAATACTTGAAGACCAACTGTTAATATTAAAAAGGATGAAGTTCTTCAAAGCAATGGAAAGGGCTGATATTCTAAACAGGATAGGAACATTTTCAGTTTTACTCATTGGTGTACCAGACGGAGAGGATTTGGATAAACCTATTGGGCAAGCAAAAAAAGATTCTTTTAGTTCAATGTATTTCAATGCCTATAATGAAGATGGGATTGAAATTGTTAAAACAGATACTGATCCAGCTTCCCCCCGTTTTGGCTTGCCTGAGCTTTATCAGCTTCAAACAATTGATGTTGACGGCTCAAGAAGAAAGCAAGTTCACACCAGATCCCACATTGTTCACCATTCACGCATTGTTCACATGGCTGAGGGCGCTCTTGATTCAACAATCGAGGGGATGAGCGCACTAGAGCAACCATGGAACGCCCTTACCGATAAAAACAAAACACGTGGAAGCAGCGCAGAAGCTTATTTCAGAAATGCGAGACAAAAACTAGCACTTGAAGTTACAGACGGTTCAAAACCCGTCACAGGAGAACTCGAAAAAGCAGCATTAAAGGAAAATGTCGAGAACTTTCAAAACGGCTTAGAAGACGTTCTAAGACTTCATAACATGAAAGCCAACATGCTACAGCCTTCAATGGCAAGCCCTAGAGACACTTTTGACGTTTGCATTGAAGAGATATCGGGCACTTCTGGCATCCCAGTTCGCATTTTAACGGGCAAAGGCGGCGGGACATTAACTGGGTCAGAAGACAAAGCAACATGGAATGCTCTTGTTTTAGATCGACAAGACCAAGAATGCACAAGTTATTTATTGGATGCTTTGGCAATAATGGCTGAAGCTGGGATCCTTGATTTACCTGAAAACGCCGAAATAGTTTGGGGCGTTCAGTCGTCTTTAACCGAGAAAGAAGCTTCTGAGTCAACTAAAAATAAGGCTGATGCGTTCAAAGCAGTAACTGAAGGGCTTTCAGCAATCGGCGGTGATGAGGTTGTTGCGGAGTCTGTGTTTAAAGCAATCGGCCTAGAAGAGATTGAAATTGATGAAATTGATTTGGGCGAAAGTGACCAAAAAACAGATGATAATATTAATTTAGAGCAAAGTTAGGGGGCGAAAATGTCGAGCGAATACTTTTTAGATATAGCGAGAGAAATTGTTAAAGGAGTTTCAAGAGCTTCAGTACTATCATTCAATCCAGATGTGGATATTGGCGCACCAGAAACGGTTTGGGAGCAGGGCGGTATATATACATACTTGCCAGATGGCATTGACACTGAACTGTTTATGTCGTCAACCAGCGCCGCTGATACGAACATATCGTTAAAAATAGAAGGAATGACTAGTGACTATCTGATAAACAATGTGGAAGTTACATTCATTGGCGGTCAATCACAACAAACAATAGGTAGCTTTTTTAGAATATTTAAAATTACGGTTATCTCAGGCGGTGCCGCTCCTGTTGGCGACATGTATCTTGCTGAGTCAGGCGCGCTAACGAATGGCGTTCCTAACACGATCAGCGAAATAAAAGCTAAAATGATTCAGGGATCAAATATAACGCAACTTGGTTTGTTCACTGTTCCAGCGAATCACACGATGTATATAGTGGTCATAGTAACTCATATAAGAAAAAACAAAGATGCTGTTATTTCTTTAATTGTAAAACCAGAGGGCTTTCCAGACTTTATTCAAACATCACAATTTCCAAACTTCCAAAATAGCTTTCAATTACCTCTGGATCCACCGTTTGCAGTGAAAGAAAAGACTGATGTTGAAATAAGAGCGACAACCACCACAAATCAAACCGAGGTTTCAGCCAACATTGGCTATATCCTCGTTAACGACCTAGAGGCTTAATTATGAGTGATTTTAAGTTCCCTGTTGGGGATCCTGTATCTACATTGCCACTAAATACTAATCGTGATATCTTCTTTCCAGAGGAACGTATGGACGACGGGTTTAACAGAACGTTTGAGGTACTTATAACGGGAGCCACGGGGTTAGATACTAACGTTAAGTTCGCTGTTTTTTCTGGTCTCGATGTTGATGTTTTAGATGCTATCAATATTACCGAATCAGCAGAAAGTATGGATTTGACGGGTTTAACTGGTAAATTAGTTTTTCATCGGAGCATTATCAACACTCTTGACACCGCATTTAAAATATCGGTTACGGGGACTAATGCTGGAAGCACTGCAACATTTCTTATTAGAGCGAGGTCTGAATAATGAGTACAGTATCAAGAGTTAGTAATTCAGGGGTGTCGGTAGAATTGATACCAACAGATAATGCTTTTGCTCAGACTTGGGACACTATGGCTGAAGCTTGGCTGTCTATTGGTAATGTTACTATGTTTACAAATGTTCCGGTTGGAACGTACGAATTAAAGCTTAGGCTAGGCTCTGACAATGCTGGTCCTCATGTGGTAGCAAGACTTACGTTTAATGGGGTGGAATTTGGCAATCTATCTTTTGGATTTTCATCATGGGGTAGTAGTTTAGGCGCAGATTATAGAGAATTTACACTATATTTCACGGCTGATTCTATTGGCCCGTTGACTATAAGGGCTGGGGTGACTACCACTATATTAAGACCTACAGCGTCAATAAGGAGAATTCAATAATCATGAAAATTCAAGAAATGCAAAAACAAATCGACGCTGGAAAAAATATTAAACGTGAAGGTTGGAAGACTAATGCCGTTGTGAAAAAGTGTGATATTTTTGCTTATAAGAAAGACGAGTTAAAGGCAGGGTCTTCATATGTGCCCGATATGTGCGTAACTATAGATGGGGTTGAAAGTACATGGTATGCAACGTCTAAGGATGCAGCGAGTGATGATTGGTTGGTTTTAGATTAATGGCGTTGACCAACAACCAAAACAAAACCAAGTAAGGTATTAAAATGACAATTCGCAGAGTTGAAAAAAAAAGAGCTTATTGCTGCAACCATAATATTTGTTCAAACAGATACTGAAACTGAACGCATAGATCCTAATTCACCAAATAATTTTATTGATGTAATTAGTTTAGATGGTTTAAACGGTGTTCCTGTTATACCTACAGCTGGAACCTATGAAATACATGTTAAAACTGATGATAATGGCGGTTTTAAAGCTATTTCAGACAATGGTTCACTTGCTGCTACTAAAACTGGAGGCTCTGCCTTGGCTGATGGCATTGCAGAAGGCGCAAGTTTCACAGGTCTACCAATTGAGATTAAAATTGTTCCAACTGGTCTTGATGTTGCTATTGCCTATCGCGTTTTAATTAAACAAGCAAGCTCACAATAGAGGTATAACATGTCATCATTAGCGCCAGCATATGTATCGCCCCTTGAAACTAGCGTGCGAGGTGATACTGCATCATTAGTTTTTTTAGAGGATCAGACCTCACAATCGTTATATTTACCTTTTTTACAAAATCGCATCGTGTTTGGAATAACTGCACCCACAACGATTGATACCAGAACGTTTACCGCAACTGGAGGACATGGAATATTGGCCGGTCAAATATTAGAGTTTTCAGATGGCAATATATTCATGGTGGCTTTGGTGTTATCTGTATCAGTTAACAATATAACTATAGATACCCCATTCAACCATAGTTATAAAATAACAGATCTTTTTTTTCGAGCTACTGATGACTTATTGGTTGACGGCTCTGTAACACCTAAAATATTTTCTTTGCTGCCAACCTCTGGGCAATCTGGTGATATAATATCAATAATAATAGTTATTACCTCAACTATGGATATGGATTTCACAAAATTTGGTTCTCAACCACCATTAACGAATGGTTGTGTGCTTAGAGTAAAACTGGAGAATGGTGATTTTACGAATCTATTGAATTTTAAAACTAACGGAGAGTTCATTCATTACGCCTTTACACATGAATTTGAGAGTAAATCAGGCGGCGGTGAGTTTGGATTTGTTGCAGAAGCTACTCTTGGTGGTCAAGAAAACAGCGGTGTTGTGATACGATTAGACGGTGATCTGAACGAAGAATTCCAGATTATTATACAAGATGATTTGACATCTGGATTAACAAGTTTAAGGCTTTTCGGTCTGGGTCATGAGGTGCCAAAGTAAATAATGGCGCTTACCAACAACCCCAACAAGACTAAAACCATTGAAAGAAAATGGATAGCAGAAGCCAGAAGAAGATTCTCGGAATTAAAAAAAGAGACTCTTCTTATTCCTTTGCAATCTATTATTACTAATATCAGTGATGCTGAAAGGATTCAAATAGATAGCTTTATGGTCGAATTTGAAAGATTAGCGACTGAAATTATATTGGCTAGTCCTTGGCAAGATAAATATATAACTTAATCATATCTAAGAGGATTAGAAAGAACTAATAACGAACTAAAAG